TGCTGATGCAATAGCGTTAGCTAACGCAAAAGCAAAGGTGGCAAGTGGTGATTTGATGGTTGCAGAAATCCCTGGAGGGCAGAATATATACTTTTATGAAACAGGTGCAGATGCAAAAGCTGTAAAACAAAAGGTAAATGAAGCCGGAGGCGTTATATATAAGGTTAGTTCTAAGCCTGCCGGTAGTACAAAAGCTTTCAATGTACAATTTAAAGACAAAAAAACAGGCGAGTTTTCTCCTATTTTTGATAAAAACGATGCGAACTTTGAAATAAATTTCAATAAATGGTTAGAGAACAATCCGGGCGATTGGCAAGAGGGCAAGCCTATTACTTTAAAAGAAGAGGAAGCAGTTACTGATAAAGATTACTTTAACAAGTTTGGAATGGACAAAGATACCTTTTTTGCCTTAGACGAAAATACCAGGAAACTTTTACAGGGTATACCGGTTTATGGCGAAGATTATTATAGAAAAACATTTAAAATGTCTAAGGCAGAGTACGATGCGTTATCCGGACCTGAAAAGAAGATACTTGCAGGACTGCCTGTCATAACCGATAAAGACTATTTTGTTAAGTTTGGATTTAACAAAAAAGAGTTTGAGGCTCTTAGTCCAGAGAACAAAGCTTTCTTAACAGGGTTGCCCGTAATCACAGAAAAAGACTTCTTTAGTAAGTTTGGTATGAAACGTGAGGCTTTTGAGGCGTTGCCGCTTGAGACAAGACAATACCTACAAGGTCTTCCTGTAGTGACCGGAAAAGATTATTTCCAAAAATTTGGTATGGATCAAGAGGCATTTAATAATCTTTCTGGTGAGTTTAAGAATAAGTTGCTTGGTTTAGCCCCAGAAAGAGACATTAAAGTCATTGACGGTGAGATATATGAGGTTGTCGAGGGACAAGCTCCAAAAGTTATCGGTGGTGAAAAGCTTGGTAAACCGGCAAATATTAGGAAATTTACAATAGATGGCGTTGAACAAGTAATTGATATTAATGATCCAAACTTTGATGCATTCTTAAAGAATTTTAACAAAGCTCTTGCCGATCCAAATAGATCAGCAAATGTTACAACTGTAACGGGAGAGGTTACTCCTAAAGCATTCTATAAAGACAATGAATTATTTGTTAGCTACGACAATGGTAAAACTTTTACTGATGAAGGCGGGAATGTCAAAGCAATACCAAAAGGAGCGGTGCCGCTCAGTGACACCACAACCTTTGACGTTGTAAAGAGCACAAAAGCTGTACGAAAAGCTAAGGAAGAATTGCGTGCATTAGACGGAACAGTATTAAATATAATCACAAGAAGTGGTGTATCTGGTGAGTGGAGTCCTGAAAACAACAGCACCAATACCGGTGGAACGGGTCAAACACGTGCTGATATTGTAGCGGTGCAAGATGCACTTGAAATGGCTAGAAAGGGCACAGGTTTTTATTCCGCGATTACTGCTTTACTTGATAATGCTAGTAGTATTATTCCTGGGTTTTTAACACCAGATTTTATACGTAATTTTGGAACAAAAACACAACAAGCTAAGCAATATTTGAGGGCCATACGTGTGTTAGGTAGGTCTGCACTTGTTGTAAACAACAAGTTTCCTGTTGCAGAAATGGCACAAGTCGGTGTGTTATTTCCTGATCCAGATGCTTTCTTAAAAGACCCTGAAAGTGAAGCACAAAAATTTATAAATCTTAAAATGAGAGCGCAAGAAGTTTTACGAATAAACTTAGAAAAGATTGCGGAGGGAGGTCTTAGTAAAGATTTAAGAAAAGATGTTGAGGCCAACAATTTAGAGATAAGAAGATTGCTTTCATTGCTACGAGGCGTAAACACAGGTAGCACTGGTGGTGTTTCTCAGTCTACCATTGAGAATATTCAAGAATTAGAATCCATAGCACGGGGCGCAGCAGGGGAGACAAACTAAATGGATATGAATGTACCTATGATAACTAATCCGTATCCAACGCTTAATTATTCTAAACAAGAGTTTGAGAGAAGCTTAGAGGTTGCCGGTTCCGAGTCTGAAAATAAACAATCAAAATATTTTGGTATGGACCCAGAAACAATTGTATCTCAAGTTGTGGCTAATCAACTGCAAAAATTTAATCCTGGGTTACCTGATTTTATAAGCTATCAAGGATTGGTTAATGGTACGGCGGGATGGTTTGACACTTTACCAGACGAAAAAGATAAACCACCTAATCAAAGAGCTTTAACATCACAGCAAATACTACAGCTTTTTGTTAAAAATAAAGACACTGGAGATTTTGTACAAACAGGTGATTTTTTACAAGGTGCAAAAAAAGGCACTGTGCCAGGTGCTGCCGGTTTTGCAGCCTTTAATTTAGCTGCGGCAAAAACAAACGCTTTACTACAGGCTAATCCACTTACAGCTGTTCCTTTGACTTTACCACAGTTTTTAATTAGAGCAGGCACTCCTTTAGTTACCGGTACTATAGCAGCTGTAGCGGCACAGACCACTGCAAGAAATTTACAAGAGTCTATTTTTCCCGATACAAGACTTGTTTTACCGAGCACTACAGCAGGAGAAACTTTTGGTCAAATTTTAACAGAAAATTTACCTTATGTTTTTCAACCAAAATTTATTAGTGACAAGGTTAACTTAGGCGCTCTTAATATTTTATCTAATAATCAATCTGCATACACGCCAGTAAAAATGGTTAAAAGCAAAATTACAGGAAAAATGAAAGTAAAGATCCCGCTTGGTTTTAAACTAACCAGAGGCACCGAAAATTTACTTATGAATATGAAAGCAGAAGCCAAGGCAAACCCATTTAGATTTTATCGCACTGAAACAGCTGCATTAGTTGGATCCACTGCCGCCGGAACAGCGGCTGTAGAGGCCGGGGCCGGACCTGTCGGACAATTATTATCAGAGCTTGGAGGCGGAGTTTCAGGTGGACTTGCTTCAGACATAATATTTGGTACTATTGGCTCCACCATTAAAGGTGGCACAATGCTCTATGAGGGCATTACAGAGAAAGGATTACTACCTGCCCTGTCCGATATAAAAGATTCTTTTAAAGGTAGAAATCAAAGAAATGTTCAAAATTTTCTTATCGAGACAATATATAAACAGTTTCCCGACTCACCAGAGGGACGAAAAGATGCTCAAGCACACATTAACGAGATTATAAACAACCTGTCGGATAAAAATCTCAATAAAGCGTTAAGTGCATATGCAGCAGAGAAAGGTATACCGGTGCCGCAGATCACAGCAGGTGTTGCCTCAAGAAGTCCTATTATACTTGGTTTAGAAAAAGCACTTGAAGCAACGAGTTTAAATCTTGGACAGCAGAGAGGTAAAGCTAATGAACAAGCTATAGAGGCTTATAGAAACTCTATTCTTGCCATGTACGCTACAGGAGATCCACTGATGGTAAGAAAAGCTGCGGAGCTTACAAAAATGGCTTTTGAGAACGATCTTCAAAAAGGCTTGGATCAATCTAACAATGCATTGATGCGAGCTTTTGTTCAACTTAAAGGCGGAAGAGATAACGAGTTTTCAGTAGAATCTCTTTCAGATCTAGGTGACGCAATCCAAAAGAATTTACTACGAAATAAAATAGAGGACGCTGCCAGGGGTAGAAAGCTTTGGAAAGCAGTCGGCGATGATATTGAAATTACCTCTTTTATAGACGAAAACGGTGATCAGACTGATGTTCCCAACTTTATGTCGGTTTGGGACGACATATTCAACAAAAAAGATGCACCAGAATCTTGGGAAAAAGAGGCACAGATCGTTTCGTCTTTAATTAGATTTACGGAAAGAAAACGAAACGAGTTGGGTTTAAATGTCCCTTTGAACACCTCTGCTGAGGGAATACAGACACCTGGAAGTGGTAAGGCTTTTACCAATTTTCAAAAGATTTTTGAAGAATCGAGAGGAACTAATGGACGCGCTAGGTTCCTTAGAGGTTTAGTAGAAGAGGGTATTATTAGCGATGAAAACATAGAGGCCACCGACATAAACACAATATTAAACGCTGTGCCAAATGAAGGTATAGACGATGCTGTTGAAAAGTTAGGAAGACTAGCCAAGAGATTAAGCCCGGATAGAAGTGATAGAAAAGTATTTGCAGACTTTGAAATTAAAAATATGAAGATATCCTCTGGTTTGGCAGACAGTGTGAGGAAAGCTCTGATTGAAAAACAACAAAGATCACAAACGCCCGATGCACCTGTTTCCGGAGACGATTTTGAATTTAAACCCGTCACAGTGGGCGAGTTAATATCAATGCGAAGTGCAGCTTTAGACATTGGTAGAGCTAATCCAGACAGTAATAAAATTAACGATATAGTTGGTCAGTTTGCGTCTGCAATTGAGCGCGATCTTGACAGTTTTCCGGAGGGCACCAATACAGAATATGACATTGCAAGAGCATACACAAAAGCCTTAAAAGATGTATATACACGAAGCTATGTAGGCGATATTGTTGCCAAAACAAAGGCCGGTAATCTTAAAATGGATCCTGAGCAAGTCGCAAGAAATCTTATGGGAGGAGGTGCTGCTTATAGGCGGTCATTAGAATTAGATCAAATGGGTCAGTTCCAAATGAACACACAAATTACCGCAGCAATGGAATCTGGGTTGGGACGATTTTCTCAAATACCGGCAGTTCAAACGCAAAAAGATAAACTGTTAAAACAATTAGATAAAACAAAAAATAAAACGGGCACATTTGATTTTGTAAAATTAAGAAAGTTTCTTAAAAATAATAAAGAAGAATTAGAGAATATACCTGGTATTAAATATATTAAGGTAGGCAAAAAAGTAAAAGCTGTAGAAGGCGATACTCTTTACAACAACCTTCTCAACACTGTGTACGGCGCTATAGATTTACGTGCCACAAAAGAAAATGTTTTACGTATCATTCGGGCGGAGGCTTTTAATGAAGACGATCCTGCGAAGGTACAGGCTCAAAGTTTATTGAAATGGACACAAAAAAGTGAAAATAAACTATTACTTAAATCTTATCCGGACTTACTTGAAGACATTAATGATATTGTAAAAGGAAACGACTCTAAATTGGCGATGTTTGAAGAGGCTAAAATTCAAGCACGCACCAGAACAAATGAGCAAAAAGAGATGTTTTCCTTCTATGCGCTGCTTGGTAATAAAGATGAGTCGCCAACTACGGTAATAGCAAAAGCTATAGACCCTATGTCGAATAGACCTATTTCTAATCTGGACGCTTTGTGGAAAGTAGTAAAAAAAGCACCAGATGAGTTTAAAGGACGTTATGAGAATGTAGGGTTTCTCAAGAAAGACGCTATTCAAGGATTTAAATCAGCTTTGTTAGAATCAGTGTTGCTTAACGGTAGAGGTGGAAAACCAAATCCTTTAGCTTACTATCGAACAATGTTTGGTGTTAGAGATAGGTCTAAAGATAAAATATCTATTGCTGACTGGGCTGTAAAAAACAAAGTGTTTAGTGAAGTAGAGATGAAAAACATTGAAGAGATGTTTCTACGCATGATTGAATTTGAGGGCACTGTAATGCAAGGCGGTTCAGGAGAAGACGTTGAGGGTCTTATGGCACAATTAGGACCTGGAGCAGATTTGGTTCTAAGTGTTCTTGGTTCAAGCGTCGGTACACGTGTTCAACAAATGTTGACAGGTGGCGGCACAGGCGCTCAGTTGATTGCTGCCGGTAGAGGTGCTGCTGCGTTTAGAGATACCTACAGAAGTGTTCTTCTTAATACTCCAAACATTTTGAAAATGGATTTATTAAAAGATATGATATCCAATCCTACCTTGCTTGTTGCTGCTTTGCGTAAGGGTAAAACACCACAAGAGAACAGAGCCATTGCTCAGTATATCTTAGATTATGTATCGAAAAGAGGATATACCGTTGGAATGCAGTTACCAAAAGCGGCCGGTGTTACCATAGAACCAGGGCCCATGGTCCCTCCTGTAGATGAGGAAGAAGAGGCAACAACATCAGGTGTTCAAGATATTACCGATCAAAATAGACCTGTGCAGAGAGATGCGCCGCCGGCAACAAACATATCCATGGTATCACCAACACTTAATCCTGTGCCCAACACACAACCCGTAAACAGGAAACGCTTCGCGGCTCTTTTCCCGGAGGATGCCGCTTTAATAGAAGGTATAGGTAGTTTACGTGGCTAAGAAAGATCCGCTCAAAGGCACTGGTAAAAAACCAAAAGGATCAGGAAGGAGATTATATACCGATGAAAACCCAAAAGACACCGTCTCTATTAAATTTGCCACTGTGGCAGATGCCCAAGCAACTGTTGCTAAGGTTAAAAGAGTTAATAAACCGTTTGCTAGGAAAATCCAAATCCTCACCGTCCTTGAGCAAAGAGCCAAAGTTCAAGGGAAAAACAGACAAGCCCAAATCGCGAGGGCGGCCAAAGAAGACATCAGAGCCAAGCATAAAAAGAAAAAGAGGACGACCAAAAAAGCATGACTAAGCAAATACGAAAAAAACTTAAAAAGGTTGCAAAAGGTTTAAGTAAGGCCTCTAAAACACACGCACGACAAGCAAAAACTATACGTTCTGTTTTGAAGTCTAAGAAAACCAAGACTTAGCGTCCTCTCCTAATACTTGCTGCGCTAGGTTTACCTTGCTTTTTAAAGCCTCTCGTATCTTCTCGTCAGTCGTTCCTGGTGATATTATATCTACATACGTGACCTTATTTTTCTGACCAATACGGTGCGCTCTATCTTCTGATTGCAGTCTAATCTCAAGGTCATAACTGTTACTGTAATATATAACTGTGTTAGCCGCTGTAAGTGTAATACCATAGCCACCTGTTTTAGGCTGCCCCACAAAGAAGCGCAGGGGATGTTCAGGATCTTGGAATCGTTTTACAATATCCTGACGCTCTTCTTGTGGGGTTTCACCATAGTAGGTTGCGACCGAATCGGGCCCAAAACGGTCGCGCAGGGCCTTCGCTATCTGTTGAATGTCATAGGTAAATGTCGCCCAAATGATAGCTTTTCCCTGTACTTCTTCACAAACATCTAGCAATTCGTTAACGCGTCCGTTTGTGAAACTCACTGTGTTGCCCTCGTCATCCTGAATATGACCACAGCATATCTGTTGTAACCGCATGATTTGTGTAAGAACGCTTTGTGTAGTGCTTAACTCACCATTATCTAACCTGGTCAAAGCAAGCTGTTTCATCTCATCATACGCTTTCTTTTGATCCGCAGACAACGGCACCAAACGTGTGGTGTACATCTTGTCCGGCAAATCAAGACACTCTTCTTTTAAGACTCTGTTACTAAATCTTTGTAATTTAATGTTGAGTTCATCTAAACGCCTGTAGCCTACTACCTCGTTAAAAGATCGTGGGCCCATGACTCTTTTCTGCAAGATTCCATATCTGGCTTGAAAAGCATAAAATGTTTTAAAGTTTAAGGCGTAAGAGGATAAAAACATACATTGACTAAATAAATCCAAGGGACTCCGTGTCACAGGCGAACCTGTCAGTATACGTCTGTACCTGGATAGTTGTTTTAAAGACATAATATTTTGTGTGCGATTAGCAGACCTGTTTTTTATAGTCGTGCTTTCATCCACAATAACAATGTTATTTTTATTTTCTTGTAGAAATGTTTGTGCAGCAGAGGCACCACGTGGTGTAGACAAAGCCTCTGTGTTCATCACAAATATTTTAAGACCTTTAAATTTATTATACACTAGAGTGCGCATAGCTTTCTGAAAAGATTGTGCCAAGGACGGCCGCCATCGCACCATGTTAGTATTTATCTTGTCAGATAAGTGTGTAGGTATCTCGCCTTGTACCCAGTTATCGTAAACACCTTTTGGTGATATAACTAGAGCAGCGTTGATCTTACCTTCTGTATATAAAATACCCATAGTATCTATGGCAACCTTAGATTTTCCTGTACCCATCTCCATAAACAGGGCATAATACTCCTTGTCCCACGAATCACGCAGAGCATTCTTCTGGTGTTTAAAGGGTTTTGTTTTAAATTTATATTTTTTCATTTTATCCTCTTGACTATGCGACTATACACATATATAAGTGTATATGTCAAGGCCTGATAAGGTCTTTTAATTTTAAGGAGAAAAAGATGAATGATATCTTTAAACAAATGGAGGCGGATGCAAATCCATCCTCTGATAGTTCCGAACATAGACTTAGTAACGAGGACCTGTCTACACTTACAGGATTAGCAGAAGCTATTCTCAGACAGGAAGAGTATGTTTCAAACTTGGAAGACCAAACCAAGGAAGAAAAGAAAAAGCTTATCAAAATGTCCGACGAAGATTTACCTAATATGATGGAAGAAGTTGGCTGCTCAAAGTTTGTTTTAACAACTGGAGAAGAAGTTTCTGTTAAACCATTGTATGGTGGATCTATTAGAGTGGACAATAGAGTGGAAGCTTTTAAATGGTTGCGTGATAATGGTCATGGTGATTACATTAAAAATCAAGTGTTTGTTAGTTTTGGCTCCGGCGAAGATGAACTGGCACTAGATTTCAAAGAACATTGTAAAAAGTTTCTCCAGGAGAAAGGACTTCAACTACCGGTAGAACAGGTAGAGAAAGTTGAGCCAAGCACTTTACGCAAATTTATTAAGGAAATGATTGAAGGCACAGAGTCTTCGTTTTTTCCAACAGAGCTGTTTGGAGCCTTTATAGGGCAAAGAGCAGTAATCAAAAAAGCCAAAGGAGGTAAAAATGGCTGAAGCAAAAAAAGAGGTAGCAGACCCTAAATCTGCAAATATGGTCGCTTTAAGTTCTATGTTTGAACAAGACCAAGATATGGGTAACGAAAATGTTGGTCAAGAAGATCTGGCTACACCGTTTCTCAAGATAATATCTGGTCAAGACGATGATATTATGAATGAAAACGATAATGCCAAAAAAGGTGACATTTATAATACGGTCAGTAAAGAGATCTTTAAAGGTAAAGACGGTATTAGAGTTATACCGTGTTCTTACCAAGTTCGGTTTATTCAATGGGCACCACGTGGCAATGGCACAGGAGCACCGGTTGCTATATACCTGCCTAACGAAAAAAGACCTGAAACACAGAGAGACGAAAACACTAATCAGGACAAGGTTGTGGGTGCCGACGGAGATTACATTGAAGAAACGCATCAGCATTTTGTATTGTTGTTGAAAGACGATGGTGCTGCTGAGCCTGCCTTGATTACAATGAAATCTACGCAGCGTAAAAAGTCGAAGAAATGGAATACGTTAATAAAATCCATTGTCTTGCCTAGTGCTAATGGCGCCTTTAGTCCACCACGTTTTAGCCATATTTATAAACTCACCACCGTCCCAGAGAAAAACGACAAAGGTAGTTGGCACGGTTGGGAGATGGCAAAGGACAGTATGGTTACTGATGAGAGCGTTTATAATCGGGCAAAAGCTTTTGCTCAAAGCATCAAAGCCGGTGAAGTGCCTGTTAAGCATCAAGCTGACAATGAGGGTAATCCGGAACCTGTAGCTGAAGATACTTCTAAAGACAAAAAAGTATTCTAACTATCAATGTCTACAACTGAAAAATTTGCCGCTATCTTTGACGGCCTGCGGTTGGCGTATGGCACGTTTAAGATTGACAAGAAGCAATTAAATGGTAAGAGCACGGGCCGTGCCGCGATTATTCGCGAGCCACGGTCCACAGAGCTATGGGAGGGTCACCTGTCTGGTAAGGGCCGGGCAGTAGGTATCATACCCATAAACGAAGAAAACAAATGTGTCTGGGGATGTATTGATGTGGATCAATATCCCCTGGACCATAAAGTATTAGTGAAAAAGATACGAAAACTAAAACTGCCTTTGGTGATCTGTCGATCTAAGTCAGGTGGAGCGCATTGTTTCTTGTTCTCCACAGAGTGGATTGACGCTGAGGATATGCAGAAAACATTACAGCAAATATCGGCCGCACTTGGATATGGCGGTAGCGAGGTCTTTCCTAAGCAGATAAAACTAAACCTTGACCGTGATGATGTAGGTAACTTTCTTAATCTGCCTTACTTTGATGCCGAGAGTGGTCTACGATATGCCATCAAGGACGACGGCACAGGCGCCACGCTTGATGAGTTTATAGAACTGTATGAAAAATATAAACAGACACCTGAGCAACTATCCAAGCTACGCATTGGCGAGAATATTAAAGAAGACATATTGGTTGACGGCCCACCGTGCTTACAAATATTAGCACGAAAAAAGATATCAGAGGGTGGGCGCAACAATGGATTATTTAATCTTGGCGTGTATCTACGCAAAGCATACCCGGACACATGGGAAACAGAGATACAGGTGTACAACACAAACTATCTTGAGCCACCTCTGCCGCTTGGCGAAGTTAATATTGTGGCAAAACAGCTACAGAAAAAAGATTATGCCTATAAATGTAATGACTCACCTATCAACGCGCATTGCAACAAGACTCTATGTCTTACACGACGCCATGGCATAGGAGCGGCCATACAAGGGGCCATGATAGCCAACTTGCGTAAATATAATTCTGTACCACCCGTATGGTTCGTAGACGTCAATAGTGAGCCCTTAGAATTGGATACAGACGCATTACAAAACCAAACTACCTTTCAAAAGGCCTGTATGGAACAATTAAACTTCATGCCACAGTCCGTAAATCGTAATATATGGGAGACACGCATATCCAGTTTACTGCGTGAAATGCGTGAAAACGAGAGTGCTATTATAGAGGTGCCTGAAGATGCAAGCATCACAGGTCAGTTTTATGACCATCTTGAAGAGTTTTGTTCGCATTTGCAGCAGGCACAAGATAAAGAAGAGATACTATTGAAGCGTCCTTGGACAGATGAAGAAGAAAACGTAACGTACTTTCGTCTTAAAGACTTTGAAAACCATCTCAAGAAACATCGCTTCTTTGAGTATAAGACATATAAGATGGCGCAACGATTACGTGACAGAGGCGGTGAGAGTAAGCTTATAAAGATCAAGGGGCGTCCTGTGCGTGTTTGGAAGATACCGGCCTTTGTAAACAAGGAAGTAACAGTATCTGCGCCTGATTTTGGTATTAATGATAAGAAGGAGGTATTTTAATGTTAAAAGCCGATGGATTTGATAAGGCTGTAATAGGCATAGGCAGCCGGTGTGGTCAAAAAGATATTATTGCCTATGATAGAGATGAGTGTATAGCTATACTGTGTCGGCGTCATGGTATGCCTTACGAAGAAGCCGTGGAGTATTTTGATTTTAATACTGCCGGTGCTTGGGTCGGAGAAACTACGCCCATATTTATAAAGAGATATGGAAGTATGGAGGATCTTGAAGATGCACTTGAAATATAATCAGCGTAATAACGAAATATATTCTCTTAGAACAGATAAATTAATGACGCTGACGGCTATTGGAAAGATGTATGGACTCACTCGTGAGCGCATACGTGTTATAGTAAAAAAAATAGATGAGCAGAATGAAAACAAAGATATTCAGGATATACGGCCCACCAGGGACGGGGAAGACCACCGCTCTACTGAACAAGGTTGATGACGCACTAAACCAAGGTATTCATCCCTCAAAGATAGGATACTTTGCGTTTACGCGGCAGGCAGCATATGAAGCGATAGAGCGTGCGTGTCAACGATTTAGTTTGGAGCCCAAGCAATTGCCATGGTTTCGTACCTTGCATAGCTTTGCTCTGCGCTTGTCAGGCATACGCCCCGAACAAATTATGCAGGCTGAGCATTACAGAGAGTTATCACGCGCCATAGGCGTCAGTATTACTGTGGACAGATTCAACGCAGAGGACAATATATTAGAGTCTAACGCAAACTCTGATCCCATATTAAGTATTATAAACCTGGCTAGGCTGCGTAAAGTGCCTCTACGCTCTCAGTACAACCAATCAAATACCGATATAGACTGGGTAACACTATCCTATGTGGCCGAATCCTTAATTAACTACAAGAAACGATTACAGCTGTATGACTTTACCGATATGCTTGAGATATTTGTAAATGAAAGCTCTAAGTTCTGTCCGAATCTAAGTGTGAGTTTTATAGATGAAGCACAGGATCTCTCACCTCTGCAATGGGATGTTGCGCACATAATAGAAAAATACTCCGATAAGATATACTGTGCAGGCGATGATGACCAGGCCATATACAAGTGGGCAGGTGCCGAGGTGGAGCATCTTATAGGACTCGACGGGGGTTATGAGGTACTAGAGCAATCGTATCGCGTACCACGAAACATCCATGCAATCGCCGCGCGTATATCAAAACGTATACATAGACGGGTGCCAAAGAGTTACTTACCTAAAGAAGAGGACGGTGAGGTGCAGCGCCTCAATGATGTTAGTGATATAGACTTATCTGACGGCACTTGGCTCATACTGGCCCAGGCTAATTACTTTCTGCACAATGTTATAGATAGTCTACGCAGCAGCGGCTTACTGTTTGCGTATCACGGTAAACGGTCCATATCACAAAAAATAAGTGAGGCCGTCAATGGATGGGAACAAATGCGAAAAGGCAAATCTGTAACGGCACAATCGGCAAGAACAGTATATAGCTATATGTCTGTCGGTAATCGTGTAAAGCGTGGTTTTAAAAAACTACCGCATCTCATGGACGATGACGAGATTACATTAGAGCAATTACAAGTAAATCATGGTCTACTTGCTACAAAAGATATGATATGGCATGAGGCCATGGACAGAATACCTGATGGAGAACGGGCCTATATTACCGCTCTGCTCAGGCGTGGAGAGAAGTTTAACGGCACGCCCCGTATACATTTGTCCACTATCCACGGATCTAAGGGCGGAGAGGCCGACAACGTCGTTCTCTTTACCGATGTGTCTCCGGCAGCGTCAAAGGCCGCTGAGCAGGATCCTGACGAGCTACACCGGGTATTCTATGTCGGTGTAACACGAACTAAAAAAAACTTATATTTAATCGAGCCAGAAGATGCATTGAGGAGTTACAGCATATGAACAGGAAACAAATACTAGAGAAAGCCGAGAAGATGATTAACGGCCCACGGGCCAAGGACTACGGCGATGCCCATGAGAACCATGAGCGCATAGCCAAAATGTGGTCCGTGCTGCTTGAAAGAGAAGTCACCGTCGCGCAAGTATACCAATGTATGATAGCCGTCAAGCTATCACGCCTGATAGAAACACCGGACCATGAAGATTCCTGGCTTGATATCTGTGGCTATGGTGCTCTTGGGGGAGAAAAATAATGTCTTTGCAGTTAGCGTTTGACACGCCAAAGTCAGAATGGCTGCCACCTAGCGAGCTTCCTAATATATTTGACGCAAAGCAAATAGCTATTGATGTAGAGACACGCGATCCTAACATCAAGACTCTCGGACCAGGGTGGCCAACAGGCGATGGCGAGGTTGTTGGCTATGCTATTGCCGTCAGTGATTGGGCAGGCTATATACCGATTCGTCACAAATACGGTGGTAATCTAGATGAGCGCATTGTAAATAACTGGCTGAAGAAAGTATTTGAGAGTCCTGCGGATAAAATCATGCACAACGCACAGTATGATGCAGGATGGATACGGCGCATGGGTTTTACACTAAACGGTCGTATCATCGATACTATGCTGATAGCGGCGCTACTAGACGAGAATCGTATGAGTTATAGCCTGAATGCCTTAGCCTATGACCACATAGGTAAGGTGAAGTCTGAGAAAAATCTTATAGAGGCCGCGCGTAGCTTTGGTTTAGATCCAAAAGGTGAGCTGTGGAAAATGCCTGCCATGTATGTCGGACCGTATGCCGAGGGTGATGCCTCCCTGACCCTAGAGTTATGGGGATATCTATCGGGTCAGCTTGGTAAAGAAGATCTATGGGACGTAGCTAACTTAGAGTTAGACTTGCTGCCCTGCCTTATAGATATGACCTGGCGTGGTGTACGCGTGGACCAGGATAAAGTGGAACGTACTCGTACTTCTCTTATCAAACGTGAGCAAGAAGTATTAAGTGGGATTAAAAAACTTGTAGGTCACGACGTAGAAATATGGGCAGCAGCCTCTATCGCAAAAGCGTTTGAGGCGCTAAGCATACAGTATCCACGCACAGACAAAGGTGCCCCGTCGTTTACAAAACAGTTTTTAAGCGAGCATACACACGAACTACCGCAGCTTATTGTCCAGGCACGCAACCTAAATAAAACATCCGGCACGTTTATTAATACTATAATGAAGCATTGTCGGTCCGATGGCCGTATACATAGCCACATAAATCAGATACGCTCCGACGACGGCGGCACCGTATCCGGGCGCATCTCTATGAATAATCCAAATTTACAGCAGATCCCGGCCCGTGACCCTGAGCTTGGCCCCATGATTCGCTCTCTGTTTCTGCCAGAAGAAGGAGAACAATGGGCGGCTATCGATTATTCGCAGCAAGAACCACGAATCCTGGTTCACTATGCCTATATATATGGCAACAGCAGGGGCATACCACTCAAGGGTATAGACGAATTTGTCCACGGCTATCGGCATGATTCAAGCATGGATTTCCATACCATGGTCGCAGAGATGGCAAAAATACCACGAAAACAGGCCAAAACCATAAATTTAGGGCTCATATACGGCATGGGCGTGAAAAAAATGTCCGAACAGCTCGATATATCGCTCGATGAGGCCAAGGATCTTGTCGCACAGTATAATGACCGCGTGCCTTTTGTCCGTGGATTGATGACAGGCGTGCAAAATAGACTCAACGAACAAGGCGGAAAAGGATCTATACGCTCGCTGCTTGGCCGTAAATGCCGCTTTGATCTGTGGGAACCCGATAGTTTTAAGATGAACAAGGCCCTGCCCTACAGCGAGGCGGTCCGGGAATATGGGCCCACGACAAAATTAAAACGTGCTTACAGCTACAAGGCCCTGAACAGATTAATACAGGCCTCCGCAGCCGATATGACTAAGAAAGCTATGGTAGATATATATAAAACAGGACGATTACCGCTTATACAAATACATGACGAGATAGCTATGTCCGTAAAAGATGAAAAAGAAGCAAAAACTATTGCAGAAATTATGGAAAATGCCGTAGACTTAGAGATACCGAGCAAATGTGACGTTGAAATTGGCCCCGACTGGGGAACTGCTCAATAAAAACTGTCTGCTAACGGCATTTGTTCGGTTCTTTCCTCCCACCTGGCCCCGCCTCGCGGGGCTTTTTTTCTTGATTTTATGTAAAGTATCCTATATATTCTTATAAAAATTATATAAAAGGCGTTTACATGGACACAGAAAAGTACAAATCTATCGTCACTCCGCGTGAAGTGTACAATAGTATCAAGAAAGATGCAGAGGAACGAGGCCGTACTATCAACACTCAGCTGAAAATGATGGCCCAGATCTATAATAAATTAAAGGATGACCTAGACCCACGGCCCAAGATTAGCTAAACTATGACGCCTAAAGTGCTATACTATGTATTATTTTTAATAACTTTACCCGATGTAGAAGCAAAGGAACATTTAGTGCATCGTATTGTTTTTGAAAAAGAAGAAAATTGCCTGTATCATGCAAAGATGTTTAACCAACACAAAGATCCTTGGGTGCAGAAACCTAATTGTGTGGCTGTCGAAAGCCATTACAGCTATCCCGAAGTACGCATCCCTTTACGCAAGCCCGAGTTTATGAAATGAAATTAGAAGATATGTTTCACATTAATAATTTTCTTAAAAAAACAAGCACAGATCATCAGATCCGTCACTTTAGTCAAAGCGTCGTGGATAAATTTAAGCGTATGACACGCCGTAAAAAGAAAAAAGACGTTGATTATTCTAAAATTATGGACGATGAAGAGACAATTAAGCGCATAAAATCCGATATAAATAAGGGTTTTATCACGCCAGACGCTTTTAATAATAAAAAACGAAAAAAAAGCTTGTAATATCTTATATATTCGCTTATCTTAGTAGATGAACAGGTTATCATAGGCCTGCTCCCGTAGTTAGTTGAAAGCCCTCCAGAGTTCTGGGGGGCTTTTTTTGTGTTGACTTGCATTTTTATACGTGCTTATATAGGATATTGTCAACTATAGGAGAAAAATATGACCTGGGATGATTTAACCAAGGCTTTGAATAATCTAACAGACGATGTATCATACATAACAATGGATGATGATGGATATGTAACATTGAAAATAGGTAAAATAGATACAGATAGCCCCATACCTAGCGGCATTTTACGGGAGTTACTAGGACTCTAGTGGAAGAAGTACTTAGATATATCATAACCTACGGGGAGCGTGGCTTGCTCCCCGATGATGACGAAACGCGAAAGATAATTAAAATAGCCAAATATGTACAGCACACTAACCTAGTTTATATAGCGCAAGACTTTGAAAATTTAGCCGATATGATACTACACGAGGACAGAGATGGATATAAGAAGCACTAAAATAGATAAATCAAGCATAAGACGATCTAAATACCGCGTAAGGCGTATCGGTAATTATAATATAGAAGCCATCAAACACATGGGTAAGCTCAGTTTGAAGATTGAAACTATCAGAGATCAGGTGGAAAAGATGATACTGGAGTATAAAAAGATCAATATTCATACTCAGGATATCTCGGCTCACGAAGCGTCGTACAATGTCGGGGCGGTAGAAGCGCTCGAAAAAGTTTTAGAAAATTTAAAAAAAGATTGTAAGGATTTTGGCTGACGCATTCGTCATCAAAGAAGTAGTCGGGCCTGACAAAAAGGTCCGCTACTATATAGAGGGAGCGGGCCACCCTATCACAAACAAGGTCGATAATCGAAAAGACGCGGAACAAATGCTTAAGAAACAAATTGAGTTCGGAGATGGTCGCTTCCGAAACTACTGGCATTTGTTGTAACAGTAACATTATATATATCTGACAAAAAAAAAATATTTTTTCATAACTCCCAGTTACCGGTGTTACCGCGTTACCACGCTTGTAAGCTTTTGATATATATAGAGATTATAGGTAACACCACAGTAACACTTATCAGAATACTAGTGTTACCTCTTATTTAGCAAAAGGTCTTATTGGGGCCGTGGGTCTTTTTTATTTTTTTTGTTTCAGCCATATATATAAGGAGATTAAATTATTTATGTTGACACCTATATACAACCTCCTATAACATCACATACACTAACTATTAAGGAGAAAACTATGGATTTACGGGAAAGAAAAAACATAAATCAGCAAAAAACAAGAGAGTTTTTACAGGACACTATTGATGATTTGAGAAATTCAATAGCACGAACTGAGACTCTTTTAAAAGAAGATAAAGAAAGATTATCTTTTTTGTTGAAAGATTTGCAGAATCGTCAACCAACAAGAGCTAAAGTATTTCTTGATTTTAAATGTGACCAATTTGTATCGGTCGAAACTACATTAACACCTCAAGAGGCAGAGGCTATGTCTGAAGATGGTATGGACGCACTTAGAGTTAAGTATCAAAGTGAGGCAATAAAATTGTATGAAGAACATATGTCCAAAGGAGATTTTGTCTGGGAACTAGGCTTTCATGTGCAGGAACCTGATGGGTCAGAAACGGAGCTATGACTAAAACAATTCAAAAAGAAACAATAACTTGTGGATGTTGTGGTTCAAGTGTCCAGGTCGAAGATCAATATGACAAGGATAATTGGACTTACAAATGGGTTAACATTTATCTTTGTGATGATTGTCACGTAAACGTTAGGATGGTGATTGCAGAGGAGTTAAATGTTGAATGGGCAGATATTGATTTATGAAAGGAGGTGAGAAAAATATTTTTATTGAATTGGTTGAGTAGATTATTGTACGGCCCCGACCACAGAAATTTAAGAAGAAGAGCCGACAATTATTTTAACAATAACAAACGAAAGTAAAAAATTAGGCCGTTATCTTGACGGCCTTTTTTGTTTGTGATAAGTTGACAAATTCACATACAACTACGGAGTAAATAATGTTAAAGACAGTAGAGTCCTCACGAGGAAAAAAAACAAAAGGCCTGGCAATAACCTACAGGTCAGGAACTAAAAATAAATTTGGCACCTGCCCAATTAGCTGCAAACTAAATGCGAGCGGAAAAGGCTGCGAGCAGATACAGATAGATCACGATTATCTTGACGCCTTAGCAGAGAGCAAACCAGAAAATGGAGAGGCGTTTACATACACACATTTTAACCCTTACTTTTGGTTTAAAAATAAATACAGGCTAGATCAATACACCACTATAAATTATTCTGCGGACTCTATTGCTGCTGTTGAGCACCAGTTTAAACACAATAATATTCCTACTGTTTATGTAGTGAAAAAAGATTACTGGCAGGGAAAGAAAACTAAAACAGAGCGTGGTATAAAAATTGTTCGATGCCCGGAAGAGACAAATCCTGATAAAATTTCATGCATGAACTGCGGAAACGATAAACCACTATGCGCCAGGCAGCACAGAAACTATGTTATTGGGTTTACTGCGCATGGTAATCAAAAGAAAAAAATAGAGCAGGATCAAAAAGGCGGATGCTATGCTGACGGCGGAAACACCAGAATTTGGTGGGATGAAACTGCTGCGCAAGAGCAGAAAGAAACGGATGCTCAAAAGTTAAGAAAGTTTGTTAAGAGCCTACGTCCTGGAACTATATTACGTCACCACATAGCAGGCGATATCGGAAAAGAATAGTTGACAATATCACTTATACAGAATACTTTTTATTTTTTAACTAACTATGGAGAAGTAAATGGATTGTATTTTATGTGGTGGCGAGATTGAAAAAAAGTATAATCAAAAAGGCGTTATGTATTGGGACCAGGGAGAAAATGCACAACCGCTTGCGGACGGACAATGTTGCGGATCCTGCAACCGAGAGGCCGTTATTCCTGCCAGGATTTTAGAATTTACACAAACTACCCGACTAGCAAAACTTCGTAAATTTTTTGCAGATTTAAAAGAGAATGGTGGGGAAAGATTAACTGTGCTAAATCGCGACCATAAATATAAACTCAAATCGAATGCGCTATTAAGAGACTTATATGATCTTGAGAAAAAAATTTTAGAGAAAAAGCTTAGGTTATGGGGCCTATCCAGGAACAAAGAGTCAGGTTTTGAAGACTTAACTTTGATAGGCCTGGCAGAGAGACATTTTGCTGTTCAGCTGCCAAAAGAAAAATAGCTTGCACAATACGCGATATTATGAGATATTTTAAACGGGTTGAAATTCAGCCCGTTTTTTTTTAACTAACTAACGGAGAAAAAAATGGAAACATTTACATATAAAACAGCAGCTTTTCAAAAAGGCATATCTAAAGAGGGCGCTATTGTAGCTAACAACTGGGCCAACAGACCAGAAGATGAGCGCTTTATTTCTCTTGATGATTTAATCAGCAGCAAGAGAGAAAAGTCCAGGACTATGTCAGATTGTATAGTTGATGTTAACTCAAAAAACTTTAAAGTTATCGGCCAGGATAGCGAAACAAATTTGATGCAAGGAAAAATGTTTGTTGAGTTTAAAGACGAAACAACAGGACAATGGCATCAGACAGAGCCGACTAACTGGGGATTTAACCAGGTTGCAACTTTAGGATCAGCACCTGCCTCCTACATGAGAAAAATACCTGCATCGCTCGCAGCTGAATGCGTTTACTGGGGCATAGCTAACAATAGAAAGAGTCAGTTTGTTAAACCTTACTCTTCAACTAATGGTACGCTAGCTGCTATTACAGGCCAGGACTACGGGCGAATTTATGACCATGATGTAGCACAATGCGTTAAAGATGCTATTTACAATACGCAGTTTAAGGTACCTGGAGCGTTAAATAATAACGGGGAATATGATCCTTTTTATGGAGTAAACAAAAAAAGCAGCACAACTTTATTTGCATCCGATAGAGATATATTTTTGTTTATGGTTGACGATCTAAATCCTATCGAAGTGGGTAAGCTTCCAAACGGAGATCCTGATTTAATGTTTAGAGGCTTTTATGTTTCTAATTCAGAAGTAGGGGCAAAATCTTTTAGACTTGGCACCATGTATTTGCGTGGTATTTGCATGAACCGCTGCTTATGGGGAGTTGAAAATTTTCAAGAGATTAAAATTAATCATACAAAGTTTGCATTATCTCGATTTGTTGAACAAGCAGCACCTGCGTTAAAAGATTATAGCAATGGCAACAGCCAGGCATTAATTGACGGCGTTACTAAAGCAAAAGAAACAACGCTTGCTAGTACTGATGAAGAAATGATTGATTATTTCAGAAAAAGAGTAGGCTTATCTGAAAGAATGGCACAAGAGGCATTGAAGAGGCATGAAGAGGAAGAGCAGCACCCTGCAAGAAATGCCTGGGATGCAGCGCAAGCAATAACCGCCGTAGCTCGTGACATTCCCCACCAGGATAGCCGATTTGATCTTGAAAAGAAGGCCGGGCAGCTGCTAGACAAAGTTGCTGCTTAAACGCTGCTAAACATAAACTAGATTAAGGCCCGTTTATTCGGGCCTTTTTTTTTATTAGTTGATTAAATCCCGTAAAAACCTATAATCAATATTGCAATAATGCATAAACTAACTAACGGAGAATATTAAATGTATCATGGACATTTAGAATTAACCAACTCAACCGGGCATCACTTGCTTCCGCAGCTGCCATCTATCTCAGCTATTACTGATCATATTATATCACGCTGCAAATCTTCCAGGAGATACACAGCGGACCATATAAAGACAGTTGTTATTTATAACGGCAGAAACTTGCACGGACTTTATACCTGGGAAAAAACTTTAAATCATTACTGGGATAAACCAGGCAATGAAGACAAGGGTTATTTAAAGCTTATTAAAGATCCTTTTGTGCAGGTTGTAGGCGTAGACGGCAAAACAACTTTAATTCTTAATCCTCGGGGCGATCAATCGAAGATGGACCAGGAGCTGAATAAAAAGGCCGTAGGATTGCCGACCAGGTACAAGAAGAACCTGGAAGAAAACCTGGAGCAGTTTTTGGACTCATCGCAATCAGCTGCAAAAGGCCAGGTTGAAGAGGCCACTTTAAGCAGCAATAAACCCGGTAATATATCTTTAAGTGTGCAAGTACCTGCCGCAGCTGCTGCAACACCTGAAGAGGCCTTAAATCTTCCCTGGGTTGCTAAAGTTAACGCAGGTCTTAACCAGTACGAGATTAGGACCAAAGACGGCAGCCGAACTTTTCAAAGTTATAAACACCGCATAGTTTACCAGGCGCCAGATGGGAAGACTTACCTGGACCGCATACACTGGGATTTTTCAAAAACTACCTCTAAATATAGAGCACTCTTTTTGAATGAAACCAGGAAAGAAACCGAGGCCAAAATTAAGAGCGGAGAATATACCCTAGTCAATTTAAATATTGGAAGGCCTGCTGCACGATGAAAAACCCGAGCATAAAACAACTAGAAAAACTTTTAGAGTTATACGAGGAGGAATCTAGTAAAGGATCTTTTCCTGGTACACTTGGAGAGTTTATAGACTCTTGTAATGTGGTCCTAGGTGATGACGCTGCTATAGTGGTTAAGGCGCGGAATCAATACCTGGTAGTTGAAGACAATGGTTACACGCATACATAAACCAGGTTAAACTTTTAATAAATCAGGCCCGTTTTCACGGGCCTTTTTTTTGACTTTTTAACAGTTAAACACGCCCAGGACCGAGGCCCTCGAGCAGCTCCAAACGTACCAGGTCGCGCGGATCCTGGACAGAAAACCCCGAAACATGGCACCAGGACCAGGCAAAAACCGCAGCTAAACTTTCACCCGGTCCAGGCAAAAACCGCAGCTAAACTTTTAATAATTACGCGCAGGAAATGAAACCTGGAGCAGTAGTTCAGGATCAGTTTACGCGCAGCAGCTGCCGATTTACGCGCAGCAGCTGCCCCAGGTCCAGGACGCCCGGTCCAGGTAAAAGCGCAGCGCTTTAGATCATGCACCAGGGAACGCGTTTCCAGGTCCTGGAGTCTAGTATATACGCCCAGGGGCCCCCGGTTATCGGGTCAGTTTAAGGTAAAAAACTGCCGATTTGATCGGTCCAGGAGCGGACGCCGTGGTGCTGTGCTGCGCTTGCATGGGCCATGTTTTTCACGAATAATTACGTAAAAAATCGTACCAATGTTTCACGTGAAACAATGCCTATTATTTGTGCAAAAAAAAGATTCTTGTTAACTGCCTAAAAACCGTGCATATTATGCCTGTTTATTGTTCACTTATCCGAGGGCCGAGAATGACGAAGAAAAAACTAGGAAAAGCGGGTATACGCTACGAGACACGCGGTCGAAAACCCGCAACTATTCACACACCATTGACACGAAAACAGGAGCTGTTTGTTCGGGAGTTGGTCAGTAAGGATGGCCAGATAACCATGAGAGAGGCAGCAGAGAATGCAGGGTACGGTGTATCGAGTGCACATACACGTGCGTATGAGTTAACGAACCCAAATGTATCGCCCCATGTTGTTCATGCTATCAAAGAATATCGGCGTGCTTTGGATGAGAAGTATGGTATTACGTTTCATCGTCACATTAGAGATTTACAAAAGATACGGGACGAGGCTCTGGCAAATGGGGCCTACTCCGCAGCGGTGCAGGCAGAGTTTCGTCGTGGCATGGCGCAGGGTGATATATACGTAAATAAATCAGAGATACGAACCGGGAGCATAGACAGTATGTCTAAGGAAGAAGTTATGAAAGCATTGAAAGAGATAAAGGAGAGTTATGCCCCAGTCACAATCGACATCACCCCAGAAGATAACGATAGCCGTGAAGAAGGAGAGCGGCTTTTACAAACAAGTAAAGGAAGCGGCGCAAAGAGTAAGTCGAAAGCTGTCGCTAACGCGAATTGAGAACTGGGTCGGAGCCGGAATCCCAGACGTCCTCCTCTGTGATACCCATGGTTGTTTTCATTTTGTGGAGCTTAAATTTACGAAAACGAACAAAGTAGATCTGCGCCCGTCCCAGGTATCGTGGCTCACGAAACATAAGCACGCGTCGTGTTGGATTTTGATTAAGAAGCAGCCGACACCGGCGGACAGAGCAGAGATGTTTTTGTTTAAGGCCGAAGATGCAGTAGACTTGAAGTTAGATGGGTTAAAAGATAAGAAGCCGGAGTTTCATTGTATGCAGCCGTTTCGTTGGGACGATATGTTTTTTAAGATTGTAGGGGCCCCCTGATGGATGTTTCAGAACAGGAAGCCAAGCTTAAATTAAGATTAGCGCAGATAGAAAAGCACGAGAAGTGTCAAGAGGACTTTTTAGTTTTTGTAAAAAATATGTGGCCGGATTTTATTGCGGGTCGGCATCATAAGATTATTGCCGAGAAATTAGAGCGTGTGGCACGCGGTGAGCTGAAGCGTTTGATAATTAACATGGCCCCACGGCACACAAAGTCGGAGTTTGCAAGTTTTTTGTTTCCGGCGTGGATGATGGGTAAGAACCCTAAGATGAAGATTATTCAGGCGACACACACCACGGAGTTGGCGGTAAACTTTGGACGTAAGACCAAGAACCTTATAGACAGTGATGATTATAAAGATATCTTTCCATCTGTTAATTTATCTGCTGACAGTAAAGCATCCGGTCGGTGGGACACGACATCGGGTGGTATGTATTATGCGGTTGGGGTTGGTTCGAACTTAGCCGGTCGTGGTGGAGACTTGGTGATTATAGATGACCCGCACTCGGAGCAAACAGCGATGTCAAACACGGGTTTTGATGATGCATGGGACTGGTACACTGGGGGCCCCCGACAGAGACTACAGCCGGGCGGCAGTATTGTGTTGGTCCAGACCCGTTGGTCCGAGAAGGATATGACGGGACAGTTGCTGCGTGCAATGGCAAAAGATGAGTTAGCGGACCAATGGGAGGTTGTAGAATTACCGGCGATATTTGATGATGGCTCACCCTGTTGGCCGGAGTTCTGGAGCCTCGATGATTTGACAGCGGTGCGTGCCTCTATTCCACCTAGTAAATGGAACGCGCAGTATCAACAGAATCCGACGGGTGAGGAGAACGCGATTATACCTAGAGAGTGGTGGAAGCGTTGGGACAAAGAGAACGTGCCTAATCTTGAGTTTGTAATACAGAGCTACGATACAGCGTTTACGAAGAGAGAGACGTCGGACTTTAGTGCGATAACGACATGGGGTGTATTTTATCCGGAGGAGGCAGGTGGACCCCCGGCCCTGATACTTCTTGATAGTCAGAAAGAGCGGTGGGACTTTCCTGAGTTAAAGCAGGTGGCGTTGGATCAATATAAGTACTGGGAGCCGGACACGGTGATAATAGAAGCGAAAGCAACAGGATTGCCCTTGACCCACGAACTACGGAACATGGGTATACCTGTTGTTAACTTTACACCGAGTAAAGGTAATGATAAGGTGACGCGCGTGCACTCTGTATCGGTGCTTTTCGAAGCGGGCATGGTGTACGCACCAGACACAAAGT